TAACTTGGGGCTCTCCACTTTCGTGTCGAACTTCATGCGGGTCACGATCTGCTCGGGGTTGATCGGCGGGTTTTGTACAGCCAAATAGCGCACAAATGCCTGCAACGGACGCTTATCGCCTTCTTCTTTGCCGAAGATCGACGTAGCGGGCAGCGTCAACTGAAGCACGGCACCCTCGGGGTTGTTGGCCAGTACCACAGCCAAGCGCTGCTGGAAGCGGCAGGCGCGGCTATTGCCTTGACCCGAACCGGCCACGTTCTGTGGGCAGGCCATGCAGGTCACGCTTTGCTTGTTGCCTGCGGTGGCATCGGGCTTCTCGCCGTCATTGCTCCAGCAGTCAGGCGGCGCAGCCACTGCGTCTTTGTCGTACGAGCCAGCGTAGAACACACGGCTGACCTTGGATGCGGCCTTGACGACGATCACGTCCAAGTGGCGCTCTTCGAGGGATGCGACTTCCTTGCCGCCAGCGACCAAACGGAACACACCGCCCTTGATCGAGATGCGCTTGGTGCTCACGCCTACTGCGCCGCCCATCAGGGCCTTGGCGGTTTCGGATAGCTCGTTGTTACGGGCAAATGCGGGGACGGCTGCGCCGTCAAAAATGGCTAAGTTGCTCATTTCAGTTTCCTTATTTAGAGGGTTTGGTTACAGTGATATCGTACTCAGTCGTTGAGTTGAGTCCGGGGGGAACAATGGTGGGGTTCTCTTCAAGAAAGTGCGCCATGTTGATCTGCGCAATGCGCTTCTCCAGTAGGTCTACCATCCTGTGCTCAAGGATAAATTCCTTGAACGAGTCCCAGTCTTGGGTGTTGTAGCGCGTCTTGGTGGTTAGCGTTACGGTACCCATATCGGTGCGTACAGACTTGACGCCCAGCGTCTTCATCTGATCTTTCATCGCAAACTTGATCTCGTCTTGCTGCGCCTTGAGGGTCTCCACTTGCGTGTCGTACTCCTTGGTCAGCACACCGATCTTGTCCCGAATCTTGCGGTAGATCAGGGCCAATTTATCTAACGGTATTGCTTCTTCTGACATTTACTTCTCCTGTTTGTTGTCTAAGATTGGACAGTTTACACGGTTTTTATGGGCCTACAACTCCTTTCACGATTTAATTTCTGTATCGAAAAGCTGGGTCAATAGTGCGTGGTCATCGACCTTGGCGCTCAGCGCCTTGAACATCTTCTTCTCAATGGGCGAGCCTTGGATGTGCACCACCGTCACCTTGTCCGAGTCCTGCCCTTTGCGGTCAGCCCGCGCTATACACTGCACATACTGCTCTACGCTCATCAGCGGGCCGTAGAACACCACGGTGTCAGCGGCTGTTAGGGTAATCCCGTGGGCCGTAGCCTGCGGCTGCATAACCAAGACGCGGGGGCTCTCCTCGTGCTGAAAGCGCCGGATGATATCAGCCCGCTTGGTTGGCGGGATGTCGCCGTGGATGCACTCAGCCGGATACCCTTTCTTGGCTAGGTGGTCAAGGATGGTGGTTATGGTGTTGCGAAACAAAGCGAAGATAATGACCTTGCGGCTGGTCTCCTCCAGTATCTCTTCCAGCACAGCCAGCCGGGGCGCTGAGTCAAACTCCACCACTTCCTTGTCGTCGGTGTAGGCTGCGCCGCAGGATATCTGCAACAACTTAGACACGCCAGCAGCAGCGTTGACCGCACTGATCGTCTCTCCCGAAGCCTCGATGAGCATCTTATCTTTGAGCAGGTTGTAATACTTGGCTTGCTGCGGCGTTAACGGCACATCGCGCACCATCGTCAGCACTGGCGGTAGGTCAAGGCACTGCTCTTTGGTGTAGCGGATGGCCGGTTGCAGCGCCTCGTGCACCATATCAATCGACCCCGCCTTGGGCGTCCACTTGTACATGGTGGCCTTGTACATAACTTTGTCGCGCCAGCCTGTGAAAAACAACGGCACGCCAGTGGGGTTGACTAGCTTAGCCAGCCCATAGGCATCAGCAGGGGACTGTGCAGCAGGGGTGCCTGTCATCATCCATAGGTTTGTCTCGGGACGCAGTATGGACTTGAGCGACTTCCAGCGCCGTGTGCTGACCGTCTTGTAAGCGTTTGCTTCGTCCACAATAACCAAATCAAACCGCCCATCAGCTATAACTTCGTTGGCAATCAGGTTCAGCCCATCGTAATTGGCAATCACAAACTCGTAATCCTCTTGCACCATCTCGATACGGCGACTAGCCTGCGTATGGTGAGCGACAACGGCAGAGCGATGGATGATGCTGTTGTTCAAATCGCCCAGCCACGCAGACTGCATGATCGACAAGGGGCACAAGATCAACACACGGCGAATCTTGCCAAGGCTCATTAGGTAATCAGCAGCCCACAGCGCCGATAGTGTCTTGCCTGTGCCCGGCTCCGAGAACACAAATGCCTTGCGGTGCAGCGTCAGGAACGCAGCTGTTTCGATCTGATGTGCCATAGGCTTGTACTTGCCGGGCCAGTTGTATCGTTTTGTAATAGGTGATGGGACGTTCTTGACCCCGAGATTGCGCAGTACGCGCACTTCGTCCAGCCCCCAGTACACAGCAATCTCACACCCATCGTCATACTCAGCGATGACTTTGTGCTTTGGGATGATGTTGTACTTGTTAGGGTTGCGGGTCTTAAACAGTATTGCTTTATCTTCTACGATTTGCATTTGCTTCTCATGTAATTATTTGTTGTCGCCTTGATTGGCGTTGCGGCTACGCAGTCTCAAGTTACCCGGCGTTGACTTACCACCTTTGCGCAGAGGCTTGATGTGGTCGATGTCTTTACCGGCGCGGTCGATTCCTTTTTGGTCATACGCACGCCGCGCACGCTGGCGTTCATGCTGGTCAGACCCCGGCCCGGACTTGCCGGTCTTGAGATCTTGCTGGTATTCTTTTTTGTAATCACGGGTTGCCATCACAGTTCCTTTCAGTGTCTTGGATGATGTGCACAAGTGGTGGCCGGACACCACGGACATAACGGCGAAGGCTTGGCGTTCCACACGCCGGTCTCATGTGCTTGCTCGATGCGTGCAGCACGCTCACGGTACTCCCACCACAACTCTTCTGCTTGTTCAAAAGTCACACAGTGCTTGACCATGCTGCCCTTGACGATGAACAAGAGCGCTGAGTTGACTTTGCGGATGTGCGGGTAGTGTGCGAACACCATGATCGACATGAGTTTGAGTTGGTCGCGGTCAGGGTACTTGTCCGAGCCGGTCTTCCAATCCACAACCCACGCCGTCAGGTTGTCGTCGTCGATGATAAGCATATCAGCTATACCCCGCACCCATGCGTCTTTTGCCATCCAGCTGCAAGGTTCTAACTCTTGCGTCAGCGCCATCTTCTGCTCAGCCAGTACGCGCCCGGGCTTCTTGAGTAACTCATCAACCACAGGCACAAACTGCTGATAGGCTTCGGGCACTGGCGTTTGATCGCGGATATAGTTCTCCAAGGCTTTATGTACCTCGTTGCCGTACCTTGTTGCCTCGGTCTGTATGAATGGGAAATTCTTTAAGACCTTGACCTCTTGATACCGCTTGGGGCATCCCTCGTAGTCCTTGAGCGAACTGTGACTCCACGATATAACTTTCATGCTGACTCCTGTTTTTTTTCTTTAGCCGCAGCGGCGCAGTCGTGACAAATTACTTTTCGTACACTGCCAACACCAAACGGTATTGTTATGGTTACGCTGTGTCTTGTTTTTCCTTTTTGACACTGCCAGCAAACGTGTTTGTTTCTACTGTACAAAGCTCTGTCAGACTTCTCAGATGCTTCATGCTTCATCTTCAAAAGCCCTAACGGGTTTAAGTAACCTGTACCGCGCATATCAAAACCTCGCTGTCTTGACGGCTTGTGCCAGTCGGGTTGAGAACTCTTCGACAAACTTTTCATTTACATGCAGCGAGTGTCCCATGTCGTGCAGTATGGCGTGTGTGAGTTCGTGCCAAAACGTAGCGTGCATTTCATGTTCTTTGAACTTGCGGCCTGACACGTTGCTCTTGCGCGCGATTCTGATATGTTGTTTGTCATAAGCCACTGAGCCCTGCCACGACTTTTCCAACATTGCCTCGACAATCTCAACAGAATACTTCTTGTGCCCAACCCGCACCATGCGGGGGATGGGCGTTTTTTCCTTCGTTGCCATTGCTTCTCCTATCCTTTTGCTAACCCATAACGACGGTGCGCGCCACCGTCAGCGTTCAACGGAATCCCCGGCAAATACCGTGGCTCCATAGTCATTTGCGCCAAGACCCAAGTCTTAGCGTCAGCTACCTCTGCGTTGGGCACAACGGCAATAAGCTCATCGTGCACAGTACCCTTGACGGGATACCGTTTCGATACGCGCAGCATGCCGTCAGTCATCACGATACGCGCAACGGCCTGCGTTACGTTATTCGTTATCTTGCCTGCATACAGTTTGGTAGCGTCTGGCCCGTATACCCACTGGCTCCTACCTTTATCATCTTTAACTTGTCGTAGATCAGGATACAGCAACTTCATGCCGTTGGGCAACTCAATCTCGCCCTTCCTGAACACAAGGCATTTATACCTGAATTCCCGGCCCTGCGCAAGCGCCGTGTCAATTAAGCCACTGCACATTTCCCAAAATGATACCACCGGATGCGCCGTGTTACGGTAAATGTCGATGATCTTCTTGGCCGCCACGCAGTGAATGAGCAGCTCCTTATTCGTGCAGGTGTGGGGAATCTCCAGCATCTTGACCACGTTGTCCTCCCAGTCAAGGAACTTATCTACGTACGCCTTATCCACGCCCAGCTTGCGGGCAAACTCCTTGTCGTAGCGCACTGGCGGAGCACCGAGGAAACCTACCATAAGCTGTTGAGCAAACGATGCCCAGCCTAGCCCATAGCCGCAGCCTAGTAAGGCGCTCTTCGCGCTTTGTCTTAAATCCGGGTGGCTGTCCTTGGTCATGCCGGGGATGTTGAACATCTGCGCACCAAATGCAGCGTAGGGGTCAGCGCCTGACCTGAAGATGTCCAGCATTTCTGCGTAGTCGGCTAGCCACGCAAGCACGCGGGGTTCGATTTGAGACAAATCCCCCACCACCAACTGACACCCGTCAGGAGCCATGATGGCCTTGCGCAGGAACGACCCACGCTTTAGGTTCTGCATGTTAATGGCACTACCCTTGCTGGCCGTCCACCGCCCCGATAGTGCGCCGTAATAACTAAGTGGAACAGGCAGCGGCCCGCGCTGGGAAATCTCCAAGAACCTCTGCGCCCGTGTGCGCTCAGTTGTTGACTTGACCTTGAGCCTAGCCTCGCACAGTGCAGCCACGTCCTCGTTGTCGCCGTTGAGCATGGCTTGGAACATAGCGTCCGTCTTGGCAAAGGCGAAGTTCACGCCCTTGGGCTCAGGTGTTTTGACCGTGGGCTTTTTCTTCTTGGTCGGCGGCTCCACATTGAGGGTGCGAAGCAGCTCAGCAAATAGTTTGTTGGAAGCCAGCGTCTTGTCGGTGACGTCTAAGCGTTTAAGTAACTCCTCGCGCTTTTCCTTCTCTTCCTCCAGCGCATTAACTAGCATGAGTTTGTCCAGCAGCAGCACCGGTTCGGTGTACATCTTAAGCGTCATGTCGATGAGGCGTAGTTCCGAAGCGGGGTAGCCTTTTACTAGTCGTTCAAAGATGGCTTCGCATAAAGCCACATCGTGCTTGCAGTACTCTGCCAATTCACTTTCGATCTTCGTATCCAACTCGCTGAGTCCGTCTGTAGAGTGCACGGCACGTCCCTTTTCAGGAAGCCCGAAATCTGCTGCAAGTCGGGCGAGACTGTTGCCAACCTCCACGCCGCGTAAAGCTCGCGCCATTGATAGCGTGTCGAAGATAAAGGCTGGGGTAACTCCGTACTTCCACGAGAGTATGGATACATCGAATTGGGCGTTATGTGCAAGCACGGCGGTTCGTCCCCAGTCGATTCCAGATAGGTATTGAGGTAGGTCGTCTCCTCGAATCCATTCAGTAGGTTGTTCACTTCCAAATTCATGGAAGCAGCATCCAAACGCTCTAAAAGACTTGTCACGTATGTACTCCTCGGTTGTCATCTTGGACAGCGTGTAGGTCTTGCTGTTCCAGTATGTCTCAAAGTCCGCAGTCAGTATGCGATCGTAGGGAGCGCTCAATTAAGTTTCTCCTTGGGCGTGCGCATTGCTGCGCTATCTGCGGCGTTGTTCAAGACGACAGCAGTAAGCAGGTCGCGGGTTTCTTCGTCGTCCATGCCCATTGAGTAGACGTGCATCCCATACGCCTTTCTATCAGCTACTACGAGCACCCCGACCTGCGTCGAGTCGTCCATGAAACAGCGCACTACCCCTTCGATACACAGGCGCAGGTAATGCTTGGCTTCCTCGGGTAGTGTTGCGATTAATTCGTTTAGACGCTCTGCGTCCAATGGTTTGTCATTCATTCAGCATCTCCTTGAGTTTGGTTAGGTTGTCTTCGTTAATCACGAGGGCTATGCCCCCGGCTTGTTGTATGCGCGCAAGCTCACGATCTTGCAGGGCCGTTGTCTTTCCTTTACCCGCCTTGCACTCAATGCCAAAGAACCGGCCATCTGTTCTGCACCCCACGATGTCCGGTATCCCTGCACGCCCAAACCCATTAGCCGGTGGCATGAAGTGGTAGTACCCCAAGTCTGTCAGGATGACCCGCACCTTTGCTTTGACCTTGGATTCGGGCGTGGCCATATCACTTGCTCCCTTCAACCATTGCCTTGCGCGCTGCTTCCAGCGCGGCCTTGGCGTCCAGCTTTAAGTGTTCGTTCTCTTCTTGCATTTCTTGCATACGGATGTATGCCTCGGTGCAGAAGTCCGCTAGGTTCTTGTTACTCCATGCGGCGAAGTTGGGTGTGTCTGTGTGTTTCATTCCGGTTCCTTTTTTGGCTGATATTGATGGCGGCTCGGCCAGTCACTATTATCTTCGTACGGGTTTATAAAAGCTCCAACGATTATCGAACGGAAATCCTGTCAGCGTCAGCGATACGCACGGCGTCAAAGACTGCACTGCGTGCCACCAGTTTATTGGTATAAAAATTGCTTCGCCCCCGTTCACCACAACATCCATGATATGCACGTCACGCATTTTGGGGAACTTGTTGTAGTCGATATCAAAAATATTTACTTCTGAGAAAACGCCTACATGGTTGTACAGATATGTGCAGTAGTTGGGGCTTATCATTATCCATCGTTTAGACCCGTGCAAGTTTGGGTGGATGATCCCCGATTCGTCATGGTGCAGCGGCGTCAGCGTTCCCTTTGGCCCAACCCACATATGCGCGGTGTGTGAGTCAACTGTGGGCGGTGTGCAGTAGTCGGGTATGTTTTCCAACGTCTTTAACACATCTCCTAACCGCGTGTTTCTTATGGAGAAGTTGTTAGCCGTCATGTAGAAGTCATTGGTATCCCCTGCGTCCAGTATGCGTTTAATAAACTTGGACATGGATATGGTTGACTTCAACTTGGTGCTGTTGATTTCGTACTCGGGGTCAGCCATCCGGCCTTCTTGGATTTCCACTACTTCGTCGCCGTAGTTGTGCAGCAAGTAATCCATAGTCCAGCGATCGTAGCCGTCGCAACGATCAAAAAAATCCGTGATGATGACCGGCTTGTTTGCTATCCAGTAATCATGGAAAAAGCTCTCTTTGGTTAGCCCCGATACTCTATCAATCGTCAGGCGTGGGGGGTCTTGGGCAAGCAGCTTTTGGTGGTTTAAGTTTACCGATTCCAGCTTGCGTATCTGATCCCCCAGCTTTAGTGCTGTGCGGTATCCCGATACTCGGTTTATGTTGCTAGCCAAAGTTATTACTTCTGACTCGGGTACATTCGCTGCCAGCATGGCGGTCACAATTGCTTTAGGGTCTACGCCCATAGCGAGGTTTTCCAAATACCATTCTATCCAACGTGGTTCTAAATTGAGTGCAAACATTTTTATTCCTTTGTCCAATGTGGGTGTGTTGAGTTATCCCAAGACCAGCGCTTATCTGCCCGCAGTGTCCAAGGTATGGGGCTGTCTATATAGGCGGGTCTGTCCTTGGGCATTTCTTTCCAACCCCCTTCTGTGTAAAGCACGGTGTTGATGCCCATGTAATCATCTGACTGTTTGCCAGCTTCGCCTCTGATCTTGTTTATCTTTGCTGAGTACGTCGACGGCTTTGTGCCCATGAAAAAATTAGCGTTGCTACAGATGATCTGCTCGACTATCGCCTTCTCCAATGGCGTTAAATCAAAACCAAAGTCATCATAGAAAGCCAGTTCGTACTGGCCTTTGAACGCATCAAACAAATCGCGGTTGGTCTCGTCTGTAGCGATGTACAGCGGCAGGCCGTTGTACTCCTCAAACTTCTTAACCTGATCGAGCAGCTTGTCCCCAGTGTCGATGCCCTTGAGAAACTCGCTGTATTGATGGAAAAAATCCCCGCGCCGTACGTGCGCTGCGTTGTAGCTGCCCAACTTCTTTGCGACTTCTTTGGCCATGTAAAAGTACATCTCCTTGTAACGCATGGCGCTGGCCATCTTGTCCTTGAGAATGTTACGCTGCTCTTTGTCGCAGTAAACGTGGTAGAAATAATGCCCGAACAAATTGTTTTCAAAGTGCAAAAACTTTTCAGGCCGATCCAAGTCGACCGGTATTCTGCCTGCCGCAAACACTTTGCAGTCCTCTGTGTCAGGCCTACCGTTTACCAACAACGCGTGCTCCTCGCACACTACGTTGCCCTCCCTCGGTTTGTACCAAAATAAATTTGGCACGTGCTCAAGGATGTTGCCTGTGTATGACCGTTCCGTCTGCATCTTCTCCTTGGCTGCGCGCAGCTCAGGCACATTGTCAAAGTCAATAACAGAAAACGCCTCGGCCACCGCCGGTTTGTAGAGCACGTCCCACATATCAATAAACTTATCCCTGTGGTTTTCTGCGGATAAAAACGCCATGAACGCCTTGGGCGGCAACACCAGCGTCCTGCCAGTAATGTGCGCTATGCTTAATGCCAACTCGTAGCTCATCAGTACATTGCCCAACCCCGCGTAATACGGACTAAAGGTAACGTATCGCTCAGTCATTACTCATCTCCAAAGGGCTTAGGGCAGTTTTCTGGAGGCACTATAACGCACCATACTGCGCTCCACTTACCCGGCCCCCGGCCCACTTTGGGAATCCAGCGGTCGATGTAGGCGTCAGGCATCTTGAGCAGGCTGCGCCCTGCGTTGGTGTAGTTCATGTTGAGGTAGTTCGATATGTCTTGCAGGGTCAGTCCATCATGGTACTTTTGCAGCAGCATGCGGATGCGGTGTTGGGGAGGTGTGTTCATTTATCTTGCTCCTTTAATTTCTTTTGTTTTCTTAGCACGGCCTCAGTCTCTTCTTCAGTGGGTGGTAGTCCGGTGTCTTTGTACACCCAACCGATGCGTTGCTTTTCACCTATAGGTGCAAGGATTATTTCCCTACCGCCGAACAAGCGTTTTGTTTTGTTAAAAACTTCAGGGTGGTTTTGTTTCATAGTCCCCGTACCTCCTGTAGTTTGGCCAAGTAGTGCAGGGCCTTGGCCGCATCGTCGCTGCATTCCTTCTTGCCTTGGCGCATACTGTATTTGATTACGTTGCCCTTGAGGAAGCCGACGAACTCGTCGTGCGTCAGCACGTGCTGCATGACTTCCCACGGCTGCACGGCCATCTCTTTGTAATGCGTGCCGCCTACTTGCATTTCATTTGCTTTCATTCTCTTTCTCCTTTAGTTTGTCTTTGAGGGATTTGTTTTGGCGCAGCAGCTCCGCGATTACGGTTAAGTGCTCGCTTCTGCGGGCTTCCAGTGTGTCAATGGTGTGCACGATTGATCCGTACAGCTCGTTAAAGCGTCGGCGGAATAGCTCCTTCTGGTACTCCGCATAGGCGGGGGTCACTCCCTTCACGATAACATTGTCGGGCGCGTAGAAGTCTGCCTTGAGTTCAAACTGGCTTTCGCCTGTGTCAATTGGTTTCATGTGTTCTTCTCCTTGAGTTTGGCTTCTGAATAATCAACGCCCAATTCCCATGCTTGTACTTCTGCGGCATTGAATAGCAAGCCATTTTCAAGCACTCGTTTACCATCTTTCTCCGCATCCGTCAGCCCAACCCAAGGGCGATCAGGCCACTGTGCTACCACATCAGCACGCACCAGCATGGCAAACTTATACATCTCGGGCGTCATCTGCTTGATGCCAGCCTCCGCGCCAATCCTGTCCAGTTTTGGTATTAGTCGTTCACCCATTTGCTTTCTCCTTTCGTGCGGCGTCCCACGCCTTGTGTTCTTCCCACCATTTACGCAGTTCGGGGTCTTTTGCATGGAACCCAAGCTGCTCCAATGTACCGAGCGTTAGGCACAACCAGTTTGCAAGCTGGTCAACCCGCCCCTGCATTTCGGCCTGCACTTCTTGGCGAACGTAGTCGGGGCTGTTTCTGTGGTCATAGCATGGCATTGTTCTTCTCCTTGAGTTTGTCTTCAATGTCTCGGATTGCTTGAATCAAAAGCGCGCGTAAGGCTTGGTCTTTCTTTTCACCCACATTCCAAATCTTTTTACGCTCTTCATCCGTCAGCCCAACCCAAGGGCGCTGTGTCATGGCGTTGACCGCCTTGTCTACGCTGGATTGCGCCTGCATTTGCCTGCCATCAATGACTCCACGCTCATAGTCCGAGGCAGACTCTCTCCACGGCTCCTGCGCTGCTGCCTTCTTGCCATCGTAGTAGCCGCTTTGGTATGCAATCGTCAACGCATCGTCGTGGTCTTGGTATACCTGCGTATCGTCATCTTCATCCATTGTTGTTCTCCTGTGTTTGTCGTATTCCTCGGTAAAACATTTGACCATTAATAGATGCGCATATTTCGTGGCTCCGTGCTCTTTTACAGTAATCAGCTTATCCCGCGCTGCTGCGCGCTTTGAGTCGTAGCCTGTCATTTTTCACCTCTTGCTCTGATTGCTTTTGCAAATACATGGTCATGCCCATAGTATTCGTACTGCTCCTCACACAACTTGGCGCACTCCTCACGTTCTTGTGCTGCTACCAATGCTGCAAACTTTTGTAGTTCATCCCAGTGCCATTCAACGCCGCCACTCCATGCGGGTTCACCATTGGCTTGCTCTGCTAGTTCAATGATGTTCATAGCCACCCCAATCCTTTGCAAGCAGCAACAATTAAAATAGTGCAACCAATAAGTTGCCCATACCACCACTTTGCATGAGGCGCAACCCAAATTGTCCCAAGCATTACAAGTAATTGTGTTTCAGTCATTTAGCCACCACCGCTGCAAAAATCATGGACAGCCCCACCATCACAATCAGCCAGGCAACGATGCCTTTAAGTTGCTGCACAAACTGCGCATAATCGCTTGACTCGGGTTCGTCAAATTCCCAATCGCGTGTTTTGCGCTCAATGTATTGCTTGTCTGCTTCGTTCATTTGTACTCCTTTAAACGCGCATTTAAACGCTCTATACGGGCCAAATTCAAGTCAAGGACTGCCGTTGCGTACTCCACAGCGTTTTCTGCTTCAAGGCGATCTAAATGCGCTTGGGCAAGTTCGCGGGTAATAACTTCCGCTGGTGTCAATTCGCGCCAAAAATCTTTAAAATGTTTTAGAAATCGCATACCATTCTCTTTCGTTACGGTTAGTGGTTGATTTAACGGTGTTGCCTGTTAAGTCAATAAGCCCTTCGCGCTGCATTTCCGGTAGACGCTTGCCAATCTGATGCGGCTCAAGGCTAGTAAAGCGGGCAATACCATCCTTGCCCAATGGCCCATAATCTTTTAAACATTCCACAATAATTTTTGCGTGATGCTTTGCAAGTTCCTTTGCCGACCCTGCGGCTTGCCAACTAGTTATAGGGTCGGTGTTCCGTGCGCGTGGATGTTCAAAATGGAGCATCTTCATCATCCTTTGGCAAGCCTTTAAATTGCTCTTTAGGTTGTGGTTCGTTGAGATACGCCCAGCCATTCCAGCCGCCATCCATCAAAGGAATAACGTCAATCTTGAGCATTTCTCCATTCTTGGTGTTAATGATTGATCCAATGCGCTGGTAACGGTTCTTCTGTTGTCCGTCTTTGTTGGTGTATGTCCCGACTACGCAGGAGATTTCTTTAGTGATTGCCATGATTGCCTTTCAGTTGGTTAAGTTTTTCAATACGTTGCTCAAGTTCCATCAAGAACTTATGCACTTCTGCTTCCAGCCCCTGGATATACGCATCATCTCTGTCCACACGTTTCACAAAAAATTGCAACCCTTCGGGCGCGCGTGGGTCAAAGCTGACAAAATCTACCCAAAGCCGATTAGCGCAAGCCATTTGCCATTGCATTTGCGCAATATATTTGGCTGGCACAGAGCCGGTTAACAATGTGTCAAAGTGCGTTGCCGTATTTGGGCATTTGATTTCAAGCATTCCGACAATGTCAACCAGCCCATCAGGCGATGCGGCACACATTGGCAAAAATGGATGGTCAATAATTCCGACTTCGTTGACTAGCACATTTGCATGAGCCTCATAAGCTGCCCTGGCAAGTGGTTCGGTTGTTGTTCCCCACTCCATTGCAGCGTTGGTAAAAGATTCTTGTTTTTGCCCTGTCATGCGCTCACAGATCAATTGCGCCATATAGTTTTCACGGCTGGCGCTGTAACCTGTTTTTGTCTTGGCAATTACATCGGCAACTTTGCTGGCTGTGACTTTGCCCAATCGAGCCGCAAACCATTCATCAGATCGTTGTTCCATTACAGGCTCGCTTTCTTTGCATCTTTTGCTGCAATAATTTTTTTCTGTGCGTTGGCATCGTTTTGCGCAAATTTGTACGCTTGCAGATAAGTGTCTTTAAGCGTTTCGGCATCTACGCAGGCTTCAATAGCCGCAATCCAATCAGCAAGTTCGCCAGATGGCACACCAGGCTTTTTGGTTGCCGCATTTGTTTGAATTTCATGCGTATGGGCATCAGCATCATTGTCGGCCTCTGTGGGAATGCTAAAGGCTTGAAAGCAAGCGTATTTGTATGCCGCTGACATTGCCTTGTTGGTAGCCTTATCGCCGCTATCCATAGCCTCACCAAACGTTTTAACCGTATGCTTGCTGCCATCTTCTGCGGACACAAAATCAAACTCAGCGTCTACGGTTACATAGAATAAGCCGCCGCCTGATTTGCTCATGCGCTCAAGGCACTCACGGGACAAAACTCGAGGCAAGATGCACAGCCCGTGTTTGGACAACAAAGGCGCAATGGCGTTATACACATCATCAATGCCGCGAAAGTTGTAACCGCTGCCCTGGCTATTGCGGCGACTTTTTGTGATGCCAAGGGTTGCCAATTCAGATTGAACGGCGTTAATTGCTTTGTAAACTTTCATAGTGCCCATCCGTAAACTAAAACCCATGCCAATGAAATGCCGATAAACACGGCGAGTGTTATGTCTTTCGCTTTGTTCATGCTGTTACTCCTTCAGCGCAACCAATTGCTTTGTGAATTTCGTGGTGAATGTCGCCCAAGTCGGTGTTCATCCAGGTATGCACAGGACGGAAATGGGCGTAAAGTGAAAATTCGCAGATGTTGATTGTTTCTGCCATCATTGCGGGAGTGATTAAGCCTTGGTGTAGGGCTTCCTCGTACTCTGCTTGAAGTAGTGCTATGTCTTTCATATTGGCTCCTAAAGGGGGCCGTAGCCCCGTTAAATTTATTTGTTTTTGAATGGGGAATTGGATTTGAAATCGTAGCCAAGTGATTTCAATTCTTGAGTTGTATCAGCAAGGCTCATGCTGTTTACTTGTTGTGAGTTGTAACCCATACCAAGCAATGCTTTGCGTTGTGCTATTGCTAGGGTTACCATCCAGTTTGCATTCATCATTTTGCTTGCTCCTAAAAAGACCCCGAGAAGTTCAGGGCATGGGTGAACTATATCACAATTGTGATGCCTTGCAAGTTTTTTTTAACTTTTTTTATAGGTACTTTCCCTAATAAATTGACTTCACATATGTGATATAGTGGGGCATGGACATCTTAGAAATAGCAATCAAAGCGGCTGGCGGGGTAGGCAGATTAGCCTATATCCTGGACGTAAAGCAGAACGTAATCAGCAACTGGCGGCAGCGCGGTGTGCCTAAGAGTTGGCAGCAGGTGCTGGTGTACAAATACAAAAAACAGATTGCGGAAGCGCAAAAAGTAGGTTAGAGTGAAATTGTTGGTGGTTGTCCGGCGGGTTAGCGCCGCCGTCTTGAAGTTCCTATAGGTAAATCAGGAGTTAGGCCCACTGCTTTATGTGAGCAACCACCAACACCTAAATTGCAGGAATGTAAAAAGTGGTGTAAGATTTGGGTATCCCTTGGCGGGGATCGTTTCAGCAAGACTTAGACGGGATACTGCTAGTGCTGACTAGTCCGCCAACACCGGAAACGGTGAGTGTCCCGCCTAAGTCTTTTTTTTTGGACTTGCTATGCATTACTTCCAATTTAACATTGGTGATTACGTTAGCCACACTAGGCATCTTTCCCCTATTGAAGACATTGCATACCGGCGATTACTGGATGCTTACTACCTAAGTGAACGCCCGTTGAACAGCTATATAACAGTCGTTGCACGACAAATTGGTATGAGGGAGTATGAGGAAGAAGTTTCTTTGGTTTTAAATGAGTTTTTTGAGCTGACAGACGATGGGTGGATAAACGCTCGAGCCGACAAAGAAATAGCCCATTTTAAGGGGAAAATTGAACAGGCGTCTAAGGCTGGTAAGGCATCTGCTGAACGGCGGTTAAACGAACGTTCAACGGGCGTTCAACCAACCAATAACCAAGAACCAATAACCAATAAACATAAACCAATTAAGAATACAGTCGCCCCACCTGCCGGTGTGACTGATACTGTTTGGCAGGATTGGTTAACTTTACGCAAGGCCAAGAAAGCCGCGCACATCAGATGACCAGTAAATACAGTTCCGCGCGGCCCGAAGATTAATGATCGCGCCGGCCGTGTCTGTAGCGTATCCAAAGAAAACGCCGCGATGCGCGGTCGTCACGAGGACTGCGAGTTCTTTTGGTTTGGTGCTCATGCTGATTTCTCCTGTTGTCTGTCGGATAGTTGGATTGCGGATCAGATCACCCTCGCCGCGCTGTCGATGATTCTCTGGAGCCGCACCTACACGGAGAAGGAGATCATCGAGAACGGCATGTACAACCGCTCGTTGCGCCAGGATCCGTCGTTTGGCGAAGGCGTCATGGACAAGATCGAAGCGCTGTTGAAAAAGCACAACGCCATTACCGGTTTTGCCGGGCATGTCAGCCGCGCTGGCGAGACGGTCGGTGAAATTCTTGGCTCCAATTCGAGCGACTTCAAGGAATTCCACCGGTTGGTAAGCACGCTGCAGACCATCGGCCCACGAGTTCTTATGGATACGCAAGGCCGCCCGCTCGGCGTCGAGGGTGGCGAG